TGCGGGATAACTTGATTTGGTGGAATATTAACAACAATATCTTCACAGGTAACAGCACTAGGAGTATTAGGTTTGAAAGTAACACCTAATTTCGCCTGTTTTGCACATTGCTCCAGACGATATAAACTAATTTCCATTTTAGTTTTCTTTATTAATAACTTTTGAGCTTGTATATTTACTTGGGTCGCTTCATGGCAAAGGGCTGGTGACTTTCCTAATGGAATATTTATCTGAGCAGAGATACCATAGTTCAAATTGTAATTATCTTTCTCAAATCTAGGAGTCTCTTGAACATATTTTATCTCGCCAGTATTTTCGTCATATATGTTTTGCCTAGTGACTTGTTCTATTGGTCTGTTAAATGACCAAGCATCGGTTACATAAGGAGTGATAGTCAAGCTAGGAGAAGCACAAACTATGCCCTGACTCATTCTGAAAGAAGGCATTGCTGATGGAGTTATCATCGTTGCATTATTATTTACAACACCTTGAGCATTAGAGCTAGGACTTGCAACTGTGGTATTGGCAAAAACCCTTGTAGGGCAAAGGATTAAAGCTATTGTCCAAAGGTAGTTGTAGTTTCTGTTGTAGTGCTTGAATTTATTGTTCTTGTTATTGTAGTTACTGTGTCTAACCCTGGAGTTATTAGAGTTTCTTGAAGAGAAAAAGCTGACCCTGGAGTTACCACTTTCCATCTTGGAACTGCTTCTAAATTTGGTGAAGTCCAACTAAAACTTACCCCTCCAACAGTTTGTTCTGAAAGAGTTGTAGCTGTAGGGTTGATATATCCATTAAGGTCATTGCTTTCAATATTATGCCCTGACGCAGAGTAAGAGTATCCTGTTCGATATTGATGGCTTGTAATAGTTTCATTTATAACTGATTCAGAAGTTGAGCTAGTTTGAGAACTACCCGAACGAAATTGTGGAACTACAGGAACAGCAAGTGTTCTTATAGGACATAATAATAAAACTAATAACCAAAGTCTAGTCAATCGTAATACGGACAGTAGTAGAGCCAATACAACTTGTTCCGCTACCTCCTGCCGTACAGGTATGGATTCCTGATGATACAGAGGTTAAGGCTAAGTTTCCTGCTGTTCCTCCTGAAATAACAGTAGTCTGACCACCAAGTACAGGGAGACTTGCAATACCGCTAGAAGGAGTGATTGCTGATTGTGTTACGTCACCAGCTTGATAACTTTCCGATAATGAGAAAGCTGAACCAGCAGTTGTAACCGATTTATTTGTATTTACTAAAGCTGGTACTCCATTACTAAGGCTACCAAGATTTAATCCACCGATTCCGTTAGTTACGACATTATCTCCTGTACCTGTAGAAGTTGTGATATTGTTTCCGCTTATGCTGTAACTTGATGGGGCTGCATTTGTAATTACATAAGGAGAATCAATAGAAATTTGTGCAGATGTTACAAATTCTTGTTTGATATTAGCGTACACAGGTGTTGTTGCTAACAATAATAACGGAAGTAGCTTTTTCATTTTTTAGGTTTAGGGTCGATTACTTCAGCACCTTCTATTTTAATAGGTGTTACTACCCTTATAGTCTGAACCATACCATCTCCCATTGCAACTTTATCGTCTTTCTTACTACTTTTCTTAGATCCCTCAAGACCGAATGTGGCAAGTGCTCCCGTTAGAAGCGAAGCAGGGAAAGTTATATCTTTGGGTTCTGAACTATAACCTGGGATTGAAATATAGTTGAGAGTTACTATAAAACCACTCCAAACAACAACACCTAATCTGACAAACAAACTAATAATTGCTAACTGTTCTTCTTTGTCATCCAAACCTTCCTTTAGTTTTTGGAAAGGATTTTTCTTTTTCTCTTCAACCATAAAAGTTAAGATTCTTGTCTAATACTAGCATTTTAGCTATGTTTGGAAAGTAACACATATTTTTTTATGTATAAGATACTGAAACCAATTTTAATGACGTTTTTAACAACAACTGCTGTTAAGAGATTAGTCATAGATTTATTAAAATCAATTGCAAAACAAACTACAAATACATTAGATGATAAAGCAGTTGAAATTTTAGAACAACAGCTTTTTCCCTAACATGAAAATTACTAAATTTCTCAACATTGATATAGAACCAGCACCTCCAGAGTTGGAGCTAGAGATAGAAATGCAATGTAGAGAGATTATGAAAGCTAATGACATAGACAATGTAAAAAGATATTGCACACATATGGTTAGAAAAAAATTTGATCAAGATATTTTTATGGCTTCATTGCTTAACAGACTTATAGAACTAGAAGCTAATCGTGTTGTAACAGAAATGAGAAAAGAAAAAAGAAAATCAACAAATCCTATTAAGAAGTTTTTTCGTATTCCTTAATCTCTTCATCAGTAAAATCTCTGATAAATAATTTATCTATCTTGTCAATTTCATAATTATATTTAAGTATTGCAGTTCTTATATGCTCTGTAACCCAACGACCCTCATCATAAACTACCTGTGCTTTGCCATTTTCTTTAATAAAAACATAATGATCCTGGCCTTTCATCTGAATTTCTAAAAAATTTCTTTCTAGATTCTTACGTCTTATCTGTTTAAGTTTGCGTAATTTTTCAACTGATTTTCTAACTGGTTTCATTTGTAATAAAGATCATGAACACGTTGTAGTGGGATTGCAGCAACAGCGGGGACAATACTATTGCCTAATGCTCTAGTGCGGTCCACCCGATTGGATAACCCATAACTTCCTCTAGGAAGTATGGGCTTACTGACATATGATCGCCAGTTTGGG